TCTTGGCTTGCTGATCCAGCTGGGCCTCTTGCTGCTTGAAGCCCATCTCAGTCTGCATCTTCTGGGCCTCCAGCTCAGCCTCTTGCTGGGCCAGTTGCATTTCTTGCTGCATCTTCTGCTCTTCAGGCGACGGCTTCGGCTGCTGCATTTGCTGAGTCATACGAGCAAACGTCCGATCAAGCTCGCCCTCAAATTTCTTGCCGATCTTGAAGCCGGCCAGTGAGAACTGGAGCAATTGCAGCAAGAACGGCCCAATGCTGGGGTCGCCCATCGCCGGCATCATCTTCTCCAAGAAATTCGTGATGACCTGCATGTACTCCTGCCGATCTTGCTTCTCAGCTTGAAAATCGATGTCGCTAAGAGTGTCGGACTCTACGCGGGCGCGCAGTATAAAGTCCGGTTCCTTGAGTAGTTGCATCCCAGCTTGAACGAGTTGCTCATCCTCGCCCATAAACGCCACCTGGGCAAGTTTGGCGATTTCCTCAACGCTCATGTGCTTCCGCATGAGCTGAGCTTGGATGTCGAATACCGTGGAGGCGTACTCTACAACATTCTTCTGACGGTCCTGAATCCGCATCGACGCATACTGCGCCTTGATCTTCTGGGCTCCCAGGGTCTCAGATGCCTTGCTCGTCCCGCGGATAATATCCGCCATGCCCGTGATTTCGTAAATCTGCTGCTTAACATCCTCACGATTCTTAAGCAGTTGGTCAAGCGTAAGTACGATCTGGTCAAGCGGAATCCAATCAACTACGCCCTTAATGCCGCCCTTTTCGGCAAACGCAGCCCACTGGTCAACAGGTACCAGAGTATTCTCGGCTGCGTTATTTAGCAGCGAGGGCAACTGCGGTGAAGCCTTATCGTAGACGCCCGCCACGCGACAGGCCCGAACGAGCAGGCCCATCCGCGTATTGATCTCGTTCAGTTCACGATACTGATCCGAGGCATAGTGGTAGTCAGGAATGGGAATGTACTGCCCGTTACTGACGGTCGAGACCAGAAACTGAGGGCACGGGAAAAAGTCATCAAGTTCCAGATAATCGGGCTTCTGGTCGAGCAACTTATCCATATGCTCGCTGAACCAGATGACCTGTTCAGACGGCTTGTCCCAGATTTCGTAGATCGTCGCTTGCTGAAAGATGACGTTCCTGGTCTCGACCCGTACTTCATTCTTCTTGGGAGAGTAGTCCAGCGGCACTTCTTTGCCCAGTTTCTCCCCAAACCGTTTGGTCAGTTCGTCCCGCGACATATAGATTTTGCGGGCAATCCACCGCACTTCTTCCCAAGTACGCGCCGGGGACCAAACCAAGTCCTCCCAATACACGTACTCATCCTTAACCTGCTCCCCGACGACCTCATCGTACTCCAAAGCCTCAGCTTCAGGGTCGATAGACAGCTGCTCCTCGGTGGGCTCCTCAGTCTTGGCTTGAATCTCAGCGTGATAGGTGTGCCACGACGTAGTACAGCCGGGCACGAGCATATCCTGGACGACCTGCTTCAGAATGTTGTACGAAGCAAAGTTGCGTCCGTTGTGAGCTTCTAGCGCCCGCTCCAGGATTCGACACGCCACTCGACCCACATCGTCCTGTGGGTCTTTGAACTCCCGGTTAACTGTAGGTTTGGGGACCTGATTGAGCAGCGCCGTCGACAGAATATTGACGTTGGCGGAGAAAAGGTTGAACCGTCGCTCCATGCTCGGGTCAATGCCCGAGGTCTCCATGCGCTCAGCGCGAAACTCCTTGACGATCTTGCGCGCCTTGCGATGCCATTTATCCAGCTCTTTCTTGGCCGCGGTAAGCTCAGATTGCCAGCGGCCATACTCACCGCCTGGCGTTGATTCTAGGGCGCTGAGGGAATCAATCTTTGACAGTCCGGGTTCCATCATTGTTCCCTATAAAGGCCTGGATTAGTGCGTCGGTCGTTAAACAGATCCTCGAGGTTGAAGGCGTAGGAAGCTCCTGCGCGATTCTCTTCTCCAGGAAGGATGATCTTAGGCTTCCCTTGCTCTGGCAACTGCGAGAATATGATGCCCAAATAACGTATGGCGTCAGCTATATGTGACGACCAGTCGTGGACAGGGCGATCACGGTAGCAACCGAGCTTGTCGTCCCATTCCCTGCGGTAAGACTTCAGAGCTTCGATTGCCCCAGAACAAAGAGGCAGATTCCAATACACGTAGGGCATGAGCTTTCGAGTGGCCGCAATACCATCTCTGAGCTTATGATCGGGTACCAGTCGAGGGCGATAGCCACGACGAATGGTCTGCTCTACGATACTGCGGCCAGTCTGTAGGTTCTTCGCCCTTGCGTCATGGGGAAGATACACATCTCGCACTTCGCGGGACTCCATCTCGTCGAGATACACGTCCCAGTCGACTTCGTTGTTCGAGTAGACCTCGTGAACGAGCACCTGCCCCCTGCTCTTCTGGAAGAAGGCCAGCACGGTGTCGTCTGTATAGCCGAGGTCGCATACAACGTCCACGGGCAAAGCTGGATCAAGGTCGAACAGGCCGACTCTTTTCTCAGACTCCGCCTTCTCCATCTCAATGCCGTAGATCGCGCCCTTGAGGGATGCCGTCCACGAGCACTCGAACTCCTGCTGGTAGTCGCTGTCGTCCATCTGCGACCGTAGCAGGTCTAGTTCTTCTTGTGGAATAATTCCCGAAGTTGACGCTTTGAGGAGTAGCGAGTATTGGAGCGGATCTTCAAGGGATCTTTTGTAGGCGTCGTAGAAGTGATTTTTTCCTTTGGGAGTCCCTGTAGCGACGAGCCATCCGCCTCGGTCCGAAAGGCATGGGAGAACGACCTGTCCCACAGTACTCGGACGAATTTGGGCGTATTCATCGAGAATGGCTCCGTCAAGGTAAATACCCCGCAGGGCGTCAGCCTTTTCCGCACCGAGTAGGTAGATTCTGGCTTTGTTCTTGAGGGTAACGCGCAACTCGGACTCATGTACCTGCTCAATCAGCGGCGCAGCGAATTGCTTGACGTACTCCCAAGCAATACGCTTGGCCATTTGATAGGTGGGGGCGATGTAAGCTAGTTGCGGCCGCTCTAACTTACATTCCAGCGCCCCGATAATCAAGTCATTCACCGCAGCAACCGTCTTACCTGCTCGGCGATGACATACCAGCGTGGCGAAGCGCGCCTTCCTGTTATGGAAGGGCATGAACGCCTCGCGCGGCTGATAGTTAAGCTGAATCTTCATTTATGCTTGAAATTCCTGAGCCAGTTGGCCAAATCTTCCTTGGTCATCAACTCCGTTAAATCTTTTGGAAAATCCATCCAAGATAAGTCTGAGCTTGGACGAATCAGCTCATTATTATCAGGACCAATTCGAGCCTGCGCTCCGCGATACTCATTCAATCTAGCCACGCCTTCGCCATAATTTTTGAGATACATCTTAGCGGCCAAGGTTGGGGAACTTGTAGAAATAGCAGATGCAGGGTCTTTCCTACCCATTTCTCTTAAAATGGTCTCAGGGGCCGTCCCTGGTTGCCAATCCTCCTGATAGGCAACCCCATGACCACCGGCTTCATGATGCAAGGCTTGTCTAGCCTTCTCATAAGTGGGGGATACTATTTCAAACTTTCCAGTGTCGCCCTTTTCCCAAAACGAGCCACCATATTTAAGGCCAGGCCCGCTGTAAAAATCAAGCGGAGCGTCCGCTATCTTGGGGTAGGCATTGTAAAGCTCGTCCCACTGAACCTTACCCTGCATTGGTCCACTGTAAGTATCGACCTCGCTTGGGTGCTTACGATTCAGAATCTTAATATTGTCGGGAATTTCGGACCAGTAATCCACATCCTTGTACTGGTTGAGTCGAGGAACCCGCTCAATCCTCGTATCTTTCCATATGGCGTCCTGACCCACTTCGTGGGCGTACCCCTTATTGTTCTGATCGTTGAGGTGCATGTTGCGAAGCGCACGAGCCAAATTAGCATGAGGAAATGTCTTTGCGCCCCGACCTATGAGCGTACCCGCCACACCTCCACCTAATCCACCAGGGGCCGCTGCGCCCATCATCATTTCAGTGGTTAGGGCTTCTTGAGCAGGCCCACTTTGCTCAGGTATTACAGATTTGGCCGGTTCTAGCAACTCCCGCTTACGCTCATTAGTGGGGAACAGATTAGGATTGAGATTATTGGCCGCCTTGCGCAATAGTCCCACGAGTCTATCCTTGACGTTAGGCTCGTATGCCGTCAGTTCGTCGAGAACTGGGGCGAAGTCATCCATTGCTGGGCTCTACGTCAATCACTTGCGACGGAGATCGTCCAGAGGTATCTCTAGTGTTGAGCCAGGAGAGTTCAATTTTAATTGCTCCGCCATCAGCTCCCGTAACTTGAGCAGGTATGAGCTTGGAATAGAGGCCAAAGAATTTGTCTGGATTCTGATGGGCCCAGTGGGCGAGTCGGGGGATGCCTCCGATGAGTTCAAAGGCGTGCTGGAACTGCTCCCGCACATTTCTGGTTCGGGTATAGGCTGGGAGCTTCGGCGCGGTTGCAAGGGCATTAAGGTTGTCCTCTACTTCGGCAAGGGATGGGGTGATCGGCCCTTGCTCGATGTCAGGCGCCGAGGTCGTGACTTGTTGCTCGGGTTGGGTCTGGGGCGTCATGTCAAGTACCCTACGAAACTGATGATGATGCCCGCGATGGGGGGAGCGCCGCCCGCTGCGGGTAGCGCGGAGAACTGCGCTCCGTTGGCCGCGCTGCACAACGCTCGCACCCGCACCACTTCACCATCTACTGCCTTGTGATTTGCTAAGAACATCGTGGATACCACGTCGCCCGACTGCTTTGTCTCTATTGTGGTTCCAGCATAGGGTACGGCTACGTTGTTTGCCTCTACCCAGCACTTCAAGATGTTGCTGTTTACCAACTGCTCAACGTGAATCTCAACGAGAATAATGTAGTACCCAGCCTTCGCAATGTGAAACTCGTTAAGGATGCGTTCAACGCCGTTGTTGCCGGGTGCGTCTGCCTGAAAGGCTACGGTAGTCGCTGCGTTTGAGATTGTCTGGTTGGTATTCGACGCCGACAGCGCGAATCCGACGATGGTGCCCGCAACGGGGAGCGTGACCGTTTCATCGCCGGGGCGACCGGGGCGGGCATTGACCGTGACGTTGTTGCCGTCCGAAGCGCGCAGAACGAGCGTGTCGGGGTTGAAGAGTTGCCTCTTCGTCCACTCATTCTGCGCGTTGTTGATCATTCGGTCGGATTCGGCCAGCCGGCGTAGTTGTGCCGGATGTCTTTCTTGTTGAACGTGTCTTGGTCAACAACGAACTGCGAATATACGCCGGGCGTGATCTCAACTGCCGGGTACACCAGATAGCAAACGTACTTGGCCCCCGGCGATACGGGCAGCGGGCCGGTGCCGTCGTCCATGA